CACCAACAGTGACACCACCAGTGACACCACCAGTGACACCACCAGTGACACCACCAGTGACACCACCAGTGACACCACCAATTAACTCGATGCCTGGGTCTAACCCTTTTGGTATTGTAAGTGCTATTCCAAACGTAAAACGTGGCGGAAGAATATTTTAATATGCCAGTTAAATCTAAGGCACAACAGAAAGCGATGTACGCGGCAGCCGAGGGTGAAAGTACTCTCGGCATTCCTAAAAAAGTAGGCAAAGAATTTGTTAAGGGCCCAGCCCCAAAGAATTTACCTAAGAAAGCTCCTAAGAAGAAATAATGGCATACTCCGGAACGTACAATGCAACCACCATCACGGTTGATCAATTAATTTCATATGCTTACCGTGACGCCGGTAAGGCTGCGGAAGAGATTACGCCGGAATATATCAACGCAGGTAAACAATCCCTGTTCTACATTTTACAAAATTCTGCCAATCGCGGAATTAATTTGTGGCTGCAAAAGATTGAAGTGTTGGGGCCTAAGGCGTTTCAACAGTTCATGAAAATGCCAAGAAATGTAGTTGACATATTGGAAGCCAATTGGATATATGCTATCAATCCTCAAATTGCAACGGCGCTTCCTGCAGATAATGTAAACGCACCAATTTTGTTTGATCAATCTGTTAACGCTAGTTTAACATTTAACGCCACATCAACACTTGCCAAAAACTATTTTGGCGCCCAGTTTCAACAACAAACTAGACTGTTTTATGTGGGGTTCAATGCGTACTCACCCGTTGGATCTACTACATACGATTTAGATTTAGAAGTCAGTAACGACGGAATCAATTGGACATTTTGGCAAGCGTTTGATTCTGTTACTTTAGAAGATCAAGAGTGGAAATATTTAACCATCACATCGACTCAAGCATTCTATTATTATCGTTTAAAAAACAGAAATACTACATCAACGTTTTCTATTCGGGCAATTCAATTTGCTCAAAGCCAACAAGTTATTCCGTTAGCTAGACTAAACAGAACAGATTATTTCAATCTGCCAAACAAACAGTTCCCTGGAAATCGATCATTACAGTACTGGTTCAATCGTCAGATTGATCCAGAAATCTACTTCTGGCCTGTGCCAAATGATAACTACCAAATATTCCAGTTTATTCTTGAACTGCAACCTCAAGACGTAGGTAGTTTGACTAATGAGTTATATTTACCAGATCGTTGGGTAGCATACATCCAGGCTGAACTATCTCACAGACTGGCACTGCAGTTGCCTAATATAGATTTAAACAGAGTGACATACTTAAAACAAATAGCTCTAGAGCTAAGAACCCAAGCTGAAGAAGAAGATCGCGATAAGTCTCCTATCTACTTCCAACCTAACATAGCACCATACACGAGGTAGCATGAGCGGCGCATACCAACAAACATATGATAATCTAATCCAAGATATTATCAATTACATGGAGCGTGACGACGCACAGTTCGTTGCGCAAATTCCTAGTTTAATTGGATTAGCGGAGTCTGCAATTGCTGCAGAACTTAAAACTTACTTGCAACTAACCGTTGTAGAAACAACATTGTCAGTTAATCAAGTTGTCTTATCAAAACCGGCAAGATGGCGCAAGACGGTGTCTATGAAAGTCAATGGTCAGCCTATTTTAATGCGCAGTCAAGACTATGTCTCAATGTATCAATCTGAGTCTGATAACGGCAAGCCTTTATATTATGCCGAGTATGATTATAATAACTGGGCGTTTGCCCCTAAGCCGGACCAAGATTATCCCGTTGAAATTATTTACTACAGTGAAATTCAACCACTTGATACCACAAACCAACAGAACCTATTTACTAGAGAGTGCCCTCAAGCGATGCTTTTTGGAGCCTTACTTCAAGCTCAAGGATATTTAAAAGCGCTTGACAAGCTGCCAATTTGGAAGCAATACTATGATGATTCATTAGTCGCGCTTAAGAAAGAGGACAGTGCTCGCCGCCTCGATAGAAACTCTACAATTCAGGAACCTTAATACATGGCAACCACATACACCTCACCATTTACGGGTACCGTTGTTGAACCAACAGACGTATCCTATTACTCTTTGTCATTTACGACATCGACCCAATTGTATTGGCCGGCGGTTGTTAATCCAACACAAGTTCCCGCAGCACGTATTATGGATTGCTCAACGACAGTGGCAAGTCTTAATATCATACTCCCACAGGGTAATCAAGGATCCGTTGGTACCGATATTCTTATCAGAAACACAGGTTCTGTGGCATTTGCGGTAGTCAATTTTGGCTTGACCGGAACCGTTATTGTCAACCCCGGAATTTCCATCTACTTCTACTTAACAAACAATTCTACAGAGGCGGGCGTTTGGAAGAATGTAACCTTTGGCGCCGGGACATCTTCAGCAGATGCGGCAGCGTTAGCTGGAAATGGACTGACTACGACCCTTGCGGGTAAGTTAGCCACTACAGGAAACGTTATTACAACCAATTCTACACCCACTATTGCGGACAGTAGTCGGGCCGCCACTTATGTTTGGACGGGAGGCGCTGGTACTTTTACCCTTCCAAATGTACTTTCTCTTTCCACTGGTTGGTACATTTCGTTTAGAAATGGTGGGACAGGTACGCTTACAATCCAAACTACTAACACGGCTTTGATTAATGGATTAGGATCTATCGCAATAAACCCAGGAGACTCAGGGTTTATTTTTTATCAAGCAGCTACGGGAAACTTTTACACTGTGGGTTGGGCAACTCCGGTAAACGTTTCGTTTTCTGCAGCAACATATGACGTGGATAGTATTATTCCAAATTCGTTGAGCTTGGTGTCCTATGCGCCAATTATTCAAACTTACGTGTCTTTATCTGGAACTAGGACACAAACTTTGGCGGTAACTCTTCCAGCCATTACTCAACTGTATGTGTTAGTTAATGATACGAATGCCACAGCGTACAACATTACGTTCCAAATTTCAGGAAGTACTGCACCCCCATTGAGTTTATCTAACGGGCAAATTGTTACTATTTTAACGGACGCCGGAAACATTTACATCTTAACTCAATCCACGCTCTCTATTTTTTATGCGGGTGACGGAACTGCAGCTACACCTACATACTCATTTTTAAATGACACACATACAGGTATGTACTTACAAGGTACAAGTAAACTAGGATTTTCAGCTAACAGTACGTTAATGTTAAATATCGATAATACCAACACTTCACTCCCTGTAATTTCAACACCAGCCACATTTAATGCTAAATTGATCCCTGGCGGAACGTTCTAAATGGCACAAGACCAGTATAATCAAATATACACCCTAAGCGTTCAACCTGGAATTAAACGCGATGGAACAGTGTTTGAAGCTAGAGAATTCAGCGATGGTGTGTGGTGCCGATTCCAACGCGGGGTCCCTAAAAAAATGGGAGGCTACTCTCAAATAGCAGCATCATTTAGTGGAATTTCTCGCGGTATGATTATGAACTCGTACAACGGGTTAAATTATATTTTTTCGGGAACAAATAATAATTTAGATATTTTCACTACCGATCAAAATATTGCGGTAGGTAACGGTCCGTATTCAGCAATTTTTAATGTGGGCTACGCACCAATTGCTATCACAGCAAATACTACCGGGTCATTTACCGTCACTGGGGGATCCACAACAACTGGACGAACAGGAATGTATCCTGCCGGCACCAAGGTTGTGTTTACTAAAAGCGCCAACCCAACGGTTTACACTGTTACGTCTTCAACCTTTGCAACGCCTAACACTACTGTAAATTTTACTCCGGCGCTTTCTGGAACCGTCACTACTGCGTATTTAGCAGACGTAAAATTTAATCCTGATCCTAGGTTACTATGGCAGTTTGATTACCAATATGAGCCATTGGGCGGGGCATTGAATTTAATAGCTCACCCAGGGCTTAACTTAAACAACGTAGATAACGGCGTGGAGTCCCCTGTATTTTTTGGATCTACCACTTCAAACGTCAGTAACTCTTGGACATTTAATGTGCTGGCTGACTCCGATGGCACGGCCCCAACATACAAACCTATTCAAGTTGACGGCGGTGTTTGTGTTCTTCCTCCTTTTATTTTTGTGTATGGGTCCAATGGGTTCATTGCAAATAACCACGTAAGTTCCATCTATCCGGAACAAAGTTTTACCAATTGGAACGGACCTACAGCCAATCAAACTAACGTGGCAACTGGTAAGATTGTAAAAGGGATGACTGTCCGCGGTGGTACAAATTCACCGTCAGGATTATTCTGGGCTACAGACAGTTTAGTTCGCGTCTCATTTGTTAATAACCCTCCTCAATATTGGCAATATGATGTTGTCTCAAGTCAAATTTCAATCATGTCGTCTAGCGCGGTTGTTGAAATGGATGGCGTGTATTATTGGATGGGTGTTGACAGATTCTACGCTTACAATGGTGTGGTTCAAGTACTAGCTAATGATAAAAACGTTAACTGGTTATTTAACAATTTAAACTATTTCCAACGTCAAAAGGTTTGGGCTACTAAAGTCCCAAGGTACAATGAGATTTGGTTCTTCTATCCTCGTGGCACTTCACTAGAGTGCACCGATGCTATCGTTTACAATGTAAAAGATAAACTTTGGTATGATGCTGGACAAGCCGAAGGGGCTCAACGTTCAAGTGGATTCACTACCGAAGTGTTTCCAACACCTATTTGGAGTGATTGGAACTATAAATCAACATACAGCGTGCCGTATACCGTTCTAGCTACTCCTCCAGGACAATCGGCAGCTACCATATATCAAGTGTATATTAAAGGAGATGTGACAACGGTATTTAGTCCGGGTCAGTACATATCTAAATCTTTAACGTCTACTGAAGTTTTTCAAATTGTGGACAGTCAATATATTACCACTACAGCAATTGGCAATCCGGGGGTTACAAAGATTACAACGTTAACATCCATGGCTAACCCTGTAGTATTCCCTGCTACTCCAGTGCCTCTACCAGCGGGTACATTAATTTACAACGTAAAAGGTGGCTACGCTCTTTGGCAACACGAAATTGGCGTAAATAAAGTATCTGCAAATTATGAAACTGCAGTCTATTCAGCCTTTAAAACTTGTGATATTAGCTGGGTTGGGGGAACACCTTCAGAAGATACCAGCGTTGGAATTAATCGCCGCATGCACTTGCGTCGAATTGAGCCAGACTTTGTACAATCAGGCCCCATGGATTTAACTGTATCTGGTCGTAAATTTGCTAGAGGTAATGAAGAAAATTCTGGACCCTACACCTTTACTCCAGATACTGAAAAAATTGATTTGCGGGTTGAACATCGCGAGGTATCATTACTGTTTGAATCAAACACCATTGACGGTGATTACGAGATGGGCAGAATATTAATTACCGCTGAACTTGGTGATGAAAGACCTTAATGGCTAATAATTTTCAACCTAGTTTTCCCTTCTTACCTGCCTATTCTTCTTGGGAAAACTTTAATGGTAACTTGATCATGTACTATGGTCAAGAACCCATTCCGTATACCTCAGAAGATGAATGGCAGCTTACTGCTAAAAATATGGCCCAACTGCCAGCGTTTTCAGTATTTCCTGTACCTGATCCAGGGAAGTTTGCATCTTGGCAAGACTGGGCAAGTGAGTTTGTGCTAATAGTTAATGGCAAACCTAAAAATTAATGGGCGATAAATCGTTCATTTTTGCATTAGTATACATAGATGATAACCTTCCAGACAGAGCCATTTGCCAAATTTATACAGGACGGCAAGGAAATATTTGCCAAGCACAATAAAGAAGTTGTGCTTCAAGATGGACAAATTGCTCTCGATGTAAACTACAAGGCTTACTTTAAACTAGCCGAAGCGGACAAGTTAGAGGTGTGCACCATTCGAGATAATGGAAAATTAGTAGGATACACACTGTGGATGTTGCACTACCACATTCACTATAAGACAAGCCTAACAGCAAACTCGACATTGATTTATGTTGTGCCGGAGTACCGAAAGGGGCTTCTTGGATATAAACTAATCAAGTGGTCAATTAATAAACTAAAAGAACGTGGCGTTCAGAGACTTATGATGGGTGTCAAACCAAACTATGATTTTGGTAAACTTCTTGAAAGACTCGGCGCAGTCCCCTTTGAAAAAATATACACGATAGCATTGGATTAGTTATGTCAGATTTTATTCCCGGAAGTGATTTTATCCCAGGTGTCACCGACATATTAGGTGTTGATGATTTTATACCTGGTGTCACCGACATATTAGGCATCGACGATTTTATTCCAGGTGTCAGCGACCTATTAGGTATCGATGACCTTGGTGTTACGGATTTATTAGGTGTCGATGACTTCTTACCTGGAATCGACGACTTCTTTGGCGGCGACGATGCTGGCGGTGGGGGTGGTGGTAACGGCGGTGGAGGTGGTGGTAACGGCGGTGGAGGTGGTGGTAAAAACACAAACACTGGAGGAAGCAATAATGCAGCATTTAACCCTGGATTTGTTAATTTAACAGCAGACGTTATTGGCGGCGGTGGATCACCTTTATTTGACTTCTCTCCTGACATGTCTTCAAGTGCTATGGGCTCAACAACCAATCAAGCTCCTAGGTTCATGGCCGAAGGCGGATATGCCGAAGGTGGCGAACACGTTCCTGAATTCTACAGTGAGGGTGGAATGGAAAACACATACGTTAAAGGCGACGGCGACGGTACATCTGATAGCGTTCCAGCCATGTTAGCAACCGGGGAATTTGTTATCCCAGCTGATGTCGTATCCGGCTTAGGTAACGGCGATTCTGATAGCGGTGCCGCTTTACTAGATCAATTTTTGGCATCTGTTCGCGAACACAAACACTCCAATGGGCCAGATGAATTACCACCTGACAGTCTTAGCCCTTTAGAATATTTATCAGATAAAGGAACTGCTTAATGTCTGCGTTAGATGACTTAACCGCCTCGACGGTATCCAAGACCACAACACTCCCCTCTTGGTTTGATGAGGCTCAAAAAAGTGTTGTTAGTGGTGGTACCGCAGCTGCGGCAAACATGCCAAAGATTGGCGATACAACCGCCGGTTTGGCAATTGACCAACTTAACGATCCGAATAAAAACCCTTTTACAGCGGCTCAAGGGTCGCTTAACACCATTGCTACAGGTGCAGCAAATCCTTGGATCACAGACCCTGTTACGGGTCAAGTTAAACCTAACACCGGCACCGCATTAGGTGGCCTTTTTTCAGCTCAAAATGATCAACTTCGCTCTTTAATTCCACAAACAGTGGCACCAGCAGACGCTGGCGCAATTGCTGGCGGTGGGTTTGGTAGCTTACGTAATCTCACAGCGGCAGACACTGCACTAACTAGCGCTCAAGCCGATCTATTTTCTAAACAAATGCAAGCCGCATTGACTAACCAACAAACTGGCGTAAATGCTGCAACAGGATTAAGTAACTCTGGCGAGCAAGGTATTAAGTCCGAAATGGATGTGGGTGCTATTGAACAAGCGGATCCAATGAAAGCTTCCGGAGCACTTGCCACACTACTATCTAACGTCAAAGCCCCTGGTACGGTAGACGAAACAACACATCAATCCCCACTAGCCATATTGGGCGCTTTAGGTAAAGCTTATTCTGGAAGCACGACAAATCCTGATGGAAGTGTTAATACTCCTGGGCTTGGCGACATTTGGGGTAAAATTTATAATTCGAGTATTTGGGATGATATTTTTGGACCATAATAGTAATTAATAGGAATATAAACAAATGGCTGGATTAGATGTACTAGCGAGCAGTATTTTACCTGGGGAGGTTGTCTCCCCTTTAGACGTTCCGTCTCCAAAAAAAGAACTTTCACCGACTGATTTTGTTACAATGCCGGGACCTAAGGGATCTAAGGTTGCATTGGACCCAACAAACTCTGCAGAAATTCTTGCTAAAATGCAAGACTTCATTAACCAAAGAACCAAACCTAAATCCACTTTAGCTGGAATTGGTGATGCATTGTATGATGCCTCTACGGCATTGTACCATCCTGACGTGTTTAGACAAGCTCAAAAAGACGCTCAAGAGAAAGCCAAAGAGACATTTGAAATGCAAATGCAAATGGCTCAATATAAAGCCGCTCAAGCTCAACACGAAGCCTACGTTAAATCTAATGAAAAATTAATGAATGGTCAGCCAACTACTCAAGCTGCTCCTACATTGGATCAAGGTCAAACAGCGCCTGTTCAGGGTCAAGGTCAACCAAGCTCTCCGGTGGTTAGCACATCATCCGGTCAAACTTTTAGATTTAATGACTTACCTCCTGAAATTAGAGCTTCAGCATTAGGTCAGGTGGACTACGCATCACGTCAAAAAGTAATCGACACCTGGGCTGAAAAACATGCTGAAAAAGCTCAAGATTTATCAAACAGTTTGGCTATTGAGGCTGCAAAATTAGGACATAGTAAAGAATTAGAGCCAGTTAAGTTTGCCAATAGCGCCGATGCTAACACACAAAAAGTGTACTTTGTAAATGGTCAAGAAGTCATGATGACTCCTTTAGAGTATTCAAAACGAGCTAACGTGCCTGTAGAACAAGCTATCACCACTGGCAAATCTGTCACGCCTGCAGCGGCACCTGCCGCTCCTGCAGTAGCGTTTGACACTAAAAAGTCATATGGCACACCAGATAAATTGTTAGACAATTTAAACATCACTGAAAGCTCTGGCAACCCATACGCTGTAAACAAAGATACAAAAGCCATGGGTAACTATCAATTTTTGCCTGACACAGTATCTCAACTTCATAAACAAGGTATTAAATTTAATCCGTTTGATCCCCAAGAATCAAGAGCAGCTGCTGACTATTATATCCAACAATTGGTTAAGCAAAATGGCGGCGACTACGCTAAGGCCATGGCGCAATACGGTGGATTTAAAACAAAAGATCCTTCTCAATATGTTGGTAAGGTATTGAATGGTGTGGAATCAAAAGCGCCAGTGGTCACTGCAGAGGCCCCGGCTTCTACTGAAGCACCTAAAGGGTACACAGAATTTAAACAACAACAAAAAGCTCAAGAAGCTTTGAACCAAGGTGAGCAAACTAAAACCGGTCAAGACATTGCAGCCAAGCACGCGGCTGCTATTCAAGCTGCAGAGAACGCACCAGAAGACTTAGCTAACTCAAAATACATTAGAAACATTATCACTAACAATCCAAAAGCTTTTGGCGTATTACAACACCCAACAGTGTTATCTGCATTAGGTACGGCAATTAGCGAAGGCATCAATACGCCGGGCGCTGGGTACACCCATGTTAGTTCGGTTGATGATGCTATTCGTAAAGCTATGCCAGGGGCTCAAGAGTCTGACATTGTGGCTGCTCAAAAAGCCGCTCAAAAGTTTGCTGAGTTACAATTAAATAAAGCCAAGGTGGTATTAAAAGGCCAAGGGTCTGTGTCTGATAACGAGCGTAGACTTGTTGCCGACATGACAGGTAACATTAAGAACTCTCCAGCTGCGTTACGCGACATGCTAACGTGGGGCGAGATGCGTTCTAACTACGATGACGCAGTTGGTAAGGCGATGAAGACTTGGGAACGTAAAAATCCAAATGTTTCATACCGTCAATTTGAGTTATCTCCAGAGTATGAGACGCTTAAAAATAATTACAAAGCCCAAATCAATGCATTTGCTGACAAGGCCGGCAACTACACAATGCCTAAACCAACAGATAAAATAACTCCTCCTCCTGGGTATGATGCTTGGAAGAAAAGTCAACAAAAAGGTAATGGATAATGGCTGAATTTACCCCTGAACAGATCGAAGCTTTTAAAGCTTACGAAGCCTCTCAAGCGCCTAAAGAATATACTGAGGCCGAGATTGAAGCCTTTAAAGACTATGAAGCTAAATTAGCAGATCAAGCTAACGCCATTGCTGGTGCCGAACAAAGTTCTCCAGTTGTTGGTGGTGCCTTAGGTGCTGCCATTCCTGTTGCCACTGGTGCTACAAATAAAATTACTAAGATGGTGCCAACGGCAAAGAATGTTGCTAGGCACATTGATGTCCCTAGCGGTCCTCAAGCAGTTCAAGGTAGTGGTGCCAGAAACTGGAACCTAGCTGAGACAGGTGTTGCAGCTCCAGGTACGCAAATGAATAAGGCTGGCATGGACACTAACAACAGACTTGCGTCTATCGTGCAACCTGGTGGTCCTTTTGCTGGTGGTGAAGTGACTCCGGGAGGGATTGCTATCTCCCCACAAACTGCACAGGAATTAAAAGAAGCTAAATCTAAACGTCCTCCTATGGCTAAAGTAAAAGCTGGGATGGCAGCAGCTGGCGAGCACCCAGCGACACAGTTTGGTGGTAAGGTTGCTGGCGGCTATGGCATGGGTTCAAATGCAATGGAAGCTTATAACCGTTTGGCCAAGGGTGAACCATCTACGCGCAACAAGATAGCCGGGTACCTCAACGCCGCAGGCTCTGGCGCAGGTGCCGTTGGTATGGCAGTCCCCGAAAGATTTGCTAAATATAGATTGCCCGCAGTTGCTGCAAGTGGAGCGTTAGAATGGCTTGCTAACCAAGTTGCCGAAGACAATAAAAAAGCGGCCGGGGGCCTTATAGGCCATTACGCCGGCGGTAAACAAGTACAACAGTTAACGGAGTTAGCAAAACCTGTATTAAAAAAGTTCTCTGAGGCCCTTGGTGATGTAGGTGCCGTGGGTAAAAATGTGGCTACCACTCAATCTGATCGTACCATTGTAGGTAAAGGTCAAAAAGGCGGCCCTGGGTTTCCTGGCTTACAGCATACAGACCCAGAACATGCCGCCGCTAATGCGGTATGGGGTGTAGGTAAACCAGAGCCTGCAACCTTAATGGTAAACGCTAATAAGCGCGACCCCAATGGAGGACTCATTTGGACTAATTATGTAGGCGCCCCTGAACAATTATCTTCTAACCCGATGGTAATAGGGGAGTTGTGGGATGCCTTTATGGCGGCAGCCAGAGAAGGCAAGCTATCCCCAGAACAACTTAAAAAGATGAACGCTCGCTTATCTTCTGACGTCAAAGGTAACCTATTTGATAAATCAGTTGACATCACAGACCCTAGATTTTTAGATGTGGCCAATACATTTGATAAACGTCGCCTCGCTGGTGATGTAATTGGGGGTATAGGTGTTGGTGGCCCTACTAAAGGCCGCATTGTCCCATACGATGATATTTTAAGCCACTACACAGATCCTGCGTTTATTGGACAACCTACCGGTGTTATTGGTAACCGCCTATTTACCTTAGATAACACTGTCACTCATAATCCAGACATCCATGCTGGGTTCCCTTACATTTTAGGTGGCAAAGACCTTAACGTGCAGTTTGCCCCAGTGCCGGGCGAGATTGGCATGCGCGACTTTGTGGCAGGTAAACTTAAACAAAAAGCAGACAAAGGCGTCAAGCCTGAAATGGGTACCTACGATTGGATTCGAGGCACCCCGACACAACCAATCACTGAAGAATTCTTAAAGTACCTTCAAAAAGAAGGGTTTGCTAAAGGTGGTCAAGTTCAGCACTACGCTCCGGGGGGCGCTGTTAAACTTTTTTCGGCGTTAGGTAAGGCAATTGCTGAACATAAAATGGATACAATGCCTGGAGCTCAATGGGCGTCTTGGCTTGGAGCTAATGCTCCTAAGAGCGCTAAAAAAGAAGCCGAGGCTATCGACTTTACTAATTGGTTGAAATCTCAACCTAAAGCATCTAAAACAGACATTCAAAACTATATCAATAAATCATCACACGACATAAATCCTGTTGTTAAAAATAGTTCAGAAACAAAATTCCATGACTGGCAGATGCCTGGCGGTCGTAATTATAAAGAGACACTTGTCCAAACAAAACTACCGCGTCAACCTCTTGAAATTGTAGATGATCCACAATTTCCGGGGTTTAAAAATCTTTTAGATGCTAATGGCAATATACTAAAGACCCCGTCTGGTGTGGCTCGCACATGGGCTTCTGAAGCGGCAGCCAAACAATCACCTCAATATTTAGGCGAAGGTCCTGCTCGGTTTCAATCGAACCATTGGGATGAACCTGATGTGGCGGTTCACATTCGCACCAATGAACGCCCAACGGCAGATAACAGAAAAGCTTTACACCTTGAAGAGGTTCAATCTGATTGGGGTCAAACAGGCCGCACAGAAGGTTTTGACGGTAAAGGTATTACGGAAGGTCCCTACGTTACAGACACTAAAGACTGGACTGGCTTAGGGCTTAAACATGCGCTACACCAAGCCGCCGATGAGGGTCACGACTTCTTGACTTTGTCCCGTGGTGATCAACAGGCTGAACGTTATAATTTAAGCAAAGTAGCAGATCGTATTACCCACAAAATGGATCCATACTCAAAAGAGCCCCGTCTCGATGTATATGACATTAATGGTAAAAATATTTATAATGATTCTGTTCCCGCTGAAGAGCTTCATAAACATATTGGCAAAGATGCAGCAGAAAGATTAATAAATGCTCCAGCCAATGAAGAAGGTGTTAAATTTATTCAAGGTGATGATTTACGTTTTGGTGGTGAAGGCATGAAAGGATATTACGACAATATCTTGCCTAATACCCTGAATGATGTCTTAAAACAAATTGGTTCATCAGAACGCGTTAAGCCTGTACAACTTCGTAATACGTCAGCCACAAAAAATTGGCATGGTGATTGGTCTAATGGTCAGCCAGAAACCGGGTTTATTACAGATAGTGAAACAGGACATATATTACAAGACAACATACATAAAGACCAAATGGATGAAGCCGCGGATTATTGGCACAACACTTATGGACACCACCCAGGTAGAGATACAAATCCCCTATCAATTGGACCACAGATGGGCATTGAAATTACGCCAGAGTTAAGACAACTTATCTTAGATCAAGGATTTTCTAAGTTTAAACATGGTGGCAGTGTCCCACACATGGCTGGCGGCAAGTTAGTTAAATCAGCCGTTGAAGCTGCGCCTAAGATCTACCAAGATGTTAAAGATTTGATTTTACCTCCGGCTGCAAATGCAGCTCGCACTCAGATCATCGGTACTCTACCGACATACCAAAAAGCCGGTAACATGCTTAAAGAGATGGGTGGTCAAGGTAAGACATTGGATTTTGGTGCAGGCTTAGGTGAAGGTGCTAAGGTATTAGATGCTGATACTTTCGAGCCGTTTGCTAAAAACTGGTCCCCAACATTTACAAACGCGTCTGATATTCCTAGCGATGCATACGGTCAATTGACTAACCTCAACGTGCTTAACGTAATGCCAAGAGAGATGCGAGATCAAGCAGTTAGTGACATTGGTCGAGTAATGGATAGGGGCGGTCTTGGAGTTTTAACAACACGTGGTAAAGATGTAATGAAGGCCCAAGGCCGTCCGGGCCCTGAGCCGACATCGATCATCACCAGCCGTGATACTTACCAAAAAGGCTTCTCACCACAAGAGTTAGAAGAGTATTTGAAATACATCCTAGGCTCTAAGTTTGATGTTAATAAAGTTAACTTAGGCCCCGCTGGTGCAGTCATACGTAAAAAATAACTACTTGCGGTATCGGTCTCCCACCCAGCCCTCTGCGGCTAGGGGGAAGTCCGGAGCCCAACTGGGGGGTGTGGTCATGATGTTGATCACGTCCTCTAGCGCAACGTCTTTACGCTCCTCGTCAACCAACAAGAGCACCTCATCGTGGATTGAGTTGACAATGGTGTACCCTGCTTTATCTAGGCTCAACATAGAGAACGCCAAGAAGTCTCGAGCCGTCCCTTGTGTGGCGCTCTGAAATATTGAGCTCCCGATTAATGGGTTAAGTCCCCACTTTCGTGTGTAAGTATTTACACTCATCACCTTAACCGTTGTGCCTGTCTCTCCCCAAGGTTTCATCTCTTCAACCACCTCAGGTTTCTGCCAGTAGATCACCCTACCACTCGGCAACCTCAAACTCAAACCATACTTATCAACACGCATGATCAACCTATCACCGGCTTTAAATGTCTGGCCTGGGTTCTCAATTGCATTGATTGCCGCCTGTTCACATTGCCCCCACAAAGCTTTAACTTTGGTATACGACTGCCGGTAACTTTGTACTGCCTTTTCTGATTCGCCGATTGACATAGAGACACCCATGCCTTTTGCGTAATCCACAAGTCCCTTGGATCCTTGGCCAAACATGCAGCCTAAAACTGCGGATTTCGCAATTTGTCGCTGTTCTTTTGTCACCTCTTCGTATGGGATGCGATAAAGTGCGCTAGACGCAAACATTTTGTACTCATCTAATCCTTTGCGAAACATCTCTACTTTGTCATTTTGTCCGGCCAAATAGACACCCACTCTATTTTCGATCGAGCTAAAATCGACGTCCACGAAGGTTTGTCCGTCAGGAGCTTTGATAGCACTTCTAACGAGTGATGACAGTTCTCGCATGGTGCCAGTTCCTTGGCCAAAGACTCGCGGAATCGCATCCTCAATCTCGCTATCGCTAAGTGTAGGTCTTGCGATATTTTGTAGGTTGAGTCCACCGCGAGAAGCCCAACGGCCAGTACTCGCCCCATGATAGACCAGCGTATTTCTAATTCGTCCATTCCTTTGTATCTCCAATATTTTAGCGTACTTAGCCACGCTAGTTTGGCTTCCTTCTTGACGCAATTCTAAAGCGCGTTTTACTTTTGGGTGAACTCCGGGTGATGCTAATTTTGCTGTCACCGTCTCAGCTGTTAAATTTTCTAAGTTGGCGCCATGATCGTTTAACCAATTCAATAATCTCAGTCTCTCAGACGGTTTGCATCCTGTAAATGCCAATAATTCATCATCAAGTGCCTTTTGTGCATTTTTTACGGCACTCACCGCATTTTCGACCTCCACAATCGACACAGGAACGCCGATTACATTGATCCTGTTAGTAAGGGTCCAGATCTTCTGCTCGATCGGTATTAGGGGCCTTAGCGTGCGTCCTATGGCCATCTCAGTCTTTACGTCGGTTTTACAGTACTCAAATAGCTGTTTTAAGAGCTCTGGATCATAGTTGAACGCACCTTTGTGCGGTTTGCATAGTTTTTGAATGAGTAGTTTGCCAATGGGGTCTTTTTGGTAGCTAGAATTCATTGCGGCGCCGGCGTCTTCCAAACTTTGTGGAATATTATTGGCTGCAGCGATACCCATCGTGTCGATGCATTGTTCTAGTTTAAGTGGAGGCCAACCATATTTAGGTACACAGACGCAATTCCAAATGGAGTACTCAAACATGGCATTCCACGCTTGGATCTGTCCGCCGTTTGCTACATGTTTTAAGAGGTATTTAAGTGTGTCACTGTTTGGCTCATTGACAAGAACGTTTTCAGGTTCCGTGCCGTAAGCAATGCAGATAACTTCGGTAGATGGATCGTTGGCGTAAACATCTAGGCCACGATCTTTAAGGTCGATAAAACTTCGTGTCTCAAAGTCGATTGAATAAATCATGTAATGCTCCTAAGGCTGTGGGACGTATCCCTGTTGATGGAGCGGGATGCGGGAATCGAACCCGCGAATTCAGTTTGGAAAACTGAGGTTTTGCCATTAAACTAATCCCGCTGTACTACTATTCTGTTACCATAAATATGGGTGTTCCTTCACCCAAGTAAGATCCTAACATATTATACTCAAACCAGTCAAGTGCTTCTTCATCCGTCATCCCTTGGTCTTCCATTAAGGACTGCAAGACTAGGTGCGTGTCATAGATTACCTTGGATCCGTCGTATGTCATGCCGGCAATACATTTGTCATAATATTCCCGAGGCTCCATTAACATTGCCTCGGGATCTAGGTTGTCAAGATCCATAGTCTTTATCTCCTTCTGCGTAAATGTCCTCAAGGCTGTAGCCTACCGGACCGTTTTGGCCAATGATGTCCTGACGTTTTTCGTCTTCCTCAGTCCACAACTCAGGCGCTTCCTCTTTCACCTTGCGGAAGATCCGGTCAAAGTTATCCTCAAACGCCTTGTTGTTTGTCTTGGACTGAATTAGGTCTCCAGTGATGTCATTCTTCGCTACCAATTTTCGATTCCTTTCTTTTTTCTATTGACCTTTTGCGCCCAGATTCATATTGAGATATTAAGATCCCTGGCATCGAATAAAAGTCAGCTTTTGAATACTCTTTTATCCTTCCATCGTATCTTATTTGATACCAAATTGGCTCTTTATTACCGGGCGGGAATGCTAACACTAACCTAATATGTTTTTCATTCCAGGTCTCTTTGTTTATCATGGAACTTAGATCTCGCAAGCGCCGCTTGTGCAAGCAAGCATCTGTGCACCCTCTACGTTATCTGTTACCTCAGCAAAGTTATCCCAATTGATTACAGGCATTTTAGCTTTCAGTGCCTCGTACTCTTCTTCAGTGCACTCTTCATATGGTGCCTGACGGTAAGAGCCACCATCATACGGTAAGTATGACACGCCGCTGATCTCGTCAAAGTTTTCCCAAGTCCACGCACCTACGCTCGGCCAGTCCTTTTCTTCGACGGAGATGGTGACCGAGGGTTTGTGTTCGCACCACTCACGCTGGTAAGTAAGCCAGAGTCCGAGGTGACTGATGGGGGTGACGTCGGCTCTAGTGAGACCTGATGGTGCTCGCTGAGGGAAACTGAAGACGGTTGTTTGGGCTGATTTGATGACGCAGTCTTCGGCTGGGACTCCACTGTCAATGAGGAATTGGGTGAGAGGATCTTTTTTGTCTCCTCTAACTCTTCGGATATAGTACGGGCTATGGCGAGGATGGATACCTGAAGCGGAGTCAGTAAGTTGTGATACGGTTCCTGATGGCTTAACGCAAGTGATAGCTGCGCTTGGAGGGATTCCAAGTGCTTCAGCCCACTCTCGATTTGTTTCTCTAGCTGCATCTCGTAGCTTGTTGAGGAGTTCATTTAG